TGTTAAAGGTTGCCAAGAATAGTTCCTGAAATATTTCCGTTTTGACCTTGCGCTCTATTCAATATTCCAGAAACTTGACTTGTGCCTCCAACTCCAGTTGGATTGTACTCAGCACCAGTTCCTGTAGCTATTCCTGCAAGCTGGCCAGCAGTGCCGCCAATCATGTTAGACATTCCAGAACCTGCACCGCCTTGGATGCCTGCTAGTATATTTGCCTGCTGACCGATCAGATCAGACATGAGAGTGCCTTGATCGCCTTGGTACTGAGCAAGAGCATTAATCTGGTTAGTAATGTTCCCAGCAATGTCTCGGCCTGCTTGCATCCTGTTAGCTGATAACGCGCCGCCTGTGCCGTACAGGTAATCACCGACTGTCATGCCGCCAGTAAGACTTACATCACCTAACTGCCTGCCTGCCTGAGAAGCTAACTGAGACTGCGCTAAAGACCTGCCACTAGCTATGTCAGCCAATTGCGAGCCTGCGCCTGTAAGCGTCTGCATTCCCAAAGTACCGCCAGTAACGCCAAGATTTCCTAGCTGCTGTCCTGCACCTGTTAATGTATTAAGTCCTTGCTGTCCTGCCAGTGTGCCTAGTCCTGCAAGCTGCTGGCCTGTACCTAACTGAGACTGTCCTATTTGACCACGCAGTGCAGCGAGTTGCTGAGCAGCCTGAGTCTGTAAGTCTGCCTGAGCAGCGCCGCCTTGAGCGGCAAACTGAGCAGCACTACCACTAGCGCCAAGACCTTGCGATCCTAGTTGCTGAAGATTAGCTATTTGGTTCTGTAAGTCTTGAGAAGCTAGTCCAGTGTTAAACCTTGAAAGTTCTTTCATGACGTTGCCGCCACTTAAACCGCCTCTAGCTGCCGCTGTGCGTAAAACCGCTCTTTCACCTTGCTCGCGCAAAAACTGTTGTTGCGGACTGTTTTGGAAAGCTTGATTAAATGCCTCTTGGCCTAACGCGCCTGACAATGCGGCTTGCTGCTGTAGCGCCGCAGTGCCTGCCTGACGATACGGATCAAACATCTGACCAGCTTGACCAAAGGCTTGACCAACTTGCTGAGACGCAAGATCACGAGCTGCTGTGACATCGCCTAATCCTTGTCCGTACTGTTGATTAGCTGCTTGTTGAGCGGCCTGAAGATCAGTCCTAGCACCGCCAAGACCTTGGTACAACGCGCCAAGTCCAGCTTGTGCGCCTCCCATAATATCTCGTCTTGCAGCACCAAGACCTGTGCCAAGAGCCTCTAGTCCCAATCCAGTGCCTGACTGAATTAAACCGCCAGCTTCTTGAGCGCCTTGAGTTAAATCCTGACGAGCTATCTGAGTGCCGCCAAGGATGTCTGCTCTTGCTTGACCTGCACCAGACTCGATAGCCTGTGCAGCAGCAGTCACGCCGCCTGCTAGAGCGCGTTCAGATCCAGCCAAGCCAGTTTGACCGCCTGCTCCTGCACGGCCTCCTACGGCTGTAGAGGAGGCTACAGAGCCTGTTCCAGAGCTAACGCCAGCTCCAGTTCCACCAGCCACTTCGTTTCCTGCAACTATGTTTCCTGTGCCGCCAGTTACATCGCCTGTGCCGCCAGTTACATCGCCTGTGCCGCCAGTTATAGCGCCGCCTTTTGCTCTATTGTAAGCAGCCTGAACCTCAGCTAAAGGAATTCCAGTAGCACGAGCCATATCATCAACAGAGACACCAAAGTTATCCATGTTAGTGGCTATCTGTTCTATAGACTGATTAGTCTCAGTTGCGTAACGCCTTAATAGGTTGTCTGGTATGCCGTTAGGAAAATCTTTTTTTGCTTGCTCTAAGCCGCCAGCAACAATGTCTTCGATTTGCGCCAGTTCTTGAGCGCGAGTAAATCGAACAATAGCTTCATCTATTGGATAATTGATGCGAGCTGCTATTTGCTCAAGCGGAACATCATTTTTTACCATTTCACGGTAAATTTCTTGATCGGTTTTTGCTTCGCCTGAAGCGATAAAATTAGCTACTTTATCTAAACCTGAAATTTGCTCGGCTGGTTCAGGTTTTGGCTGAGATGTTACTTGAGACACTGGTTGAGACACTGGTTGAGCAATCACTGGTTGAGCAATCGCTGGTTGAGCAATCACTGGTTGAGGTGCTGGCTCAGGCTCGACTTGAGGAACTGGTTGAGGTGCTGGCTGAGAAACCACTGGAGGAACTGGTTGAGGTGCTGGTTGGGGCTGATTAACGGCAGTTTGAGTTGGAGCTTTAGGCGATATAGCAGTATCAAAGGCTCGCTGAGCCTCAGCCATAGGAATGCCAAAAGTATTAGCCACTTTCCCTAGATCAGCGCCAGTTGACTGAATTAATGAAGCAATATCTTCTAGCGAGGCGTTTGGGTTGCCTTGAACAAATTGAACAACTATGTCTTCAGCGCTAGGGATATTAGCTCCTATGCCGCTAAGAGCTTCTGCCATTGCGCGTTCATCGTCTTGTCTAGCCATTAGATTCGCCTCATTGCTCGCAGCTCAGCTAGAGCCGCCTCATCTATGCCCATGCCAGCTAAAGCATTTGCCTGCCCACCCATGCCCATCATTTGTGCTTGCTGTCCTTGGTACTCAGGACTTAGATGTTGCATCACTGGATCTATTGTCGTTGCTTCGGCTAAATACGCAGGATTAGCTACCGCATCAGGTAACTGCTGCTGAGTGAAGGCCATATCGTAACTGCCTTGATATGGCTTCAATGCTGCGTAATTAACATCACTGCCTCTTATTGCCTGCTCATACATAGGCATTCCAGATAATATTGTTCCTTGAGCTGCCACGTTGCCGCCAACAAAGGCATTAGCTTGTTGAGGCATAGATTGACCGTAAACATCTAAGCCAGCTTGCTGACCTGCTGTAAAAGCACCATATTGGCTTGGCATAGCTTTTCGGATATCAGCTCTAGCCATAGACTCTTGACGAGCAAGGAAGTCTCGTAAAAGTTGATTACTTTTCTCTTGGCGTTCAATGCCTTCATCAGACTCGCCGCCGAATAGCGTTTTAACTAACTTACTCATATCTCGCCTCTAGTTCTTCTCTAGTGATGCCTAGTAACCATTGGTCATGTATCTCGCCGTTCTTTTTAAAAGACCGCCTGATTGTGCCTTCTAGCTTCATGCCGCATTGTACCGCAAACATCTTGGCATTAGGAAAGCAAGTGGCGATCTCTGCGTTTACCTTTTCATACTTGGTGTTCTTTGTTATCCAAGTAAAAAATTCTTTAGCGCCTTTGTACGCTTTCTTTCCTCTGAACTCTTTTAAGATCATTGGATGAATTTCTATGGTGATGCCGTTGCGCATCTCAGCCATCCAGAGTCCACAAACCTCATCATCTTCCGTATGAAGAAACCAGCCTGAGTGCATATCTGGATACCACTCATCTCGTGAGAAGTCATCCTCGCTAATCTCATCAAACACATCAGATCCGGTAACGAATGATCTTATAAAGTCAGCGTCTACTGTTCTGGTAATCAAACAAGAATCCAGCCTTGTTTTCTGTCGCCACCAATACTAGGAAGCATTTTCCTGTATTGTATAGCTCCAGCAGAGCCTGCGCTGTCTAAGTAAAGACTATACTGTACAGCCTCTATAACACCTTCAGGACTTCCGACTCCAACTATAGGAATGCTTAAGGTAGCCTCTTGCGTAAACTGTCTAAACGCCTGACTCATAGTTCCATTAGGTTCTATTATCGGTTGCGCAACATTTAATTTATAGCTCACTGAACACCTTCTATGTCAGCAGTCATTTGTATAATCACAGGCTTTACAGGATCGCTCATTGTAAACCTGAATAACTCAAATCTGGCTGCTCTGCCATTTCTTCGCCAAATAGGTCTATGGTTATACTCACCAACCTTGCCAATGCTACGGAAGCGAGTGTCACTCCAAGTCTTAGCGTTCCGACTACGAGCCATGCCAATTTGAGGATCAGGAGCAGCGGCATTACCAACACCGCTTTCAACAGTAAGTTCTATCTCAGGAACTACAAACGATTCCATGTTGTTCTGGAAAGGCTGAGTCACTATAGAACGCCTAATCTCTGTGCCGTACTCTGTGTAGAAATCAGGATCTAAGTTTCCTATCCTGCCGTCTACTAAATCGCCTGCCCATATCTTGTTATAGGCTCTTACCAAAGCAGTAACACGGTAGCCTCCAAGATCACCTTCAATGACAGACTTCCTTTCATGCCAGCGCTTTGTAATGATATCGTAAACTAATGTGCTGCTAGGCAGTGCAAACCCAACAAAGTAAGCGCCTTTCTCAGCATATCCCCATGAGTAAATAGAGGCCACTTGGTTTTGCGTAAGATTGCTTAGCTCTTTGTCTATCGCAGTTGTAGATATCTTAACTGCATCATTGCCTTCAAAAGCCCAGATTGCTGGAGATTCGTTCTTACCAGATCCAATGAATACAAACGTACCCTGCAAGGACTGAATACTAAACGGACTAGCAATACCTTTAGATAAAAACAAGCCAGTTCTTTGAAAAGGAAAGTCAGCGCCGCCAATGTTTTGAAATGATTCTATCGTCTGCGAACCTCCTATAAATAGCTGGTTCTTAAAAACAATAGGAGCAACAATGTCATCAGGATCAGACTCAGCAGTACCAAAATCCAAGGCGTTATAGCTAAGTCCGTCATTTAACGCGCTAACAATAAACTTCTTACTGTCAGTTGTAAGACAGAAATATCCGTCAATATAAACAACCAATTGAGGATTTCCGTTCGCAGTAAAGTCTGTATCTGTGATTTGCGCGAATGTGTCAGTAACGTGGTTGTATATGTATCCGTTTCCATCAGGAACTAAGATAAGAAGTTGTGTGCCGTTATCAGCCATTGACACTCTGGTATCGCCAGCTATCTCACCAATGAAGGTCAGCGTGAAGTCAGCAGCCATGCTGTACAGTCTGTTTTCAATAACGAAGTAAGGCACACCATTCATCTCGTGTGCGCCTCTGTTTCCAGTAAGTGTGTTGGCATTTGCTACTTCTTCAAGTCCAGCCGTTCCAAATAAGGTTTCCTGATTTAACGCCGGAGCCTGCGCTATATTTGGATAAAAATTTACACACTCTTGAGCCGATATAGGCAAGCTATCGCTTTCATAAAATCCGTTTGCTATAGGCAGGACTACTTTAGGCATCTAAGATACTCCGAACAAACAGTCCGTTACAGTTATGTCATTAGTGCTAGTGCCATTAGAAACATATATTTCTACATAATCTTGAGCCGTCATAGATACATTAAAAAACAGACCTACGTTTCCTATGTTTCCAGCCGTAACCACTCTGGATATTTTAGCGTTTGGCAAAACAGTGCCGTTTTTCGCAAAGTAGACAGTAAGCTCTTGATTCGTCCCTACAACATCTAAACTTACCGAGGCAACAAGCTGAACAGTTGAAGTAGTGCCTCCTGTGTATGTTAGCTTGCCAGTGTTATCAGCAGTAAAACTTGAAACATCTCCAGCTACAAATGTTCCAGCCACTTTTACAGCAGTGTCCACTACAGCGATGGTAGTAGCTGTCGAGTTTTCGTGCAGTGTAGTTTGTGCAAAGATTTGATCAGCTATCGAAGCGATTTCAATAGAGTTGCTTACAGCCGTGACGCTGATTCCGTCTCCAGCGGAGATGCTTGCAATAGTTGGAGAATCCGCTGTGGTGTTGAGCAAAACTGGCGATCCAGTGCTGTCTGCTGTGAAGTTATGCTTAATCTCTACACCATTAGTTGCGCTAACAGACGTTATGACTCCAGATCCGTTTTCTAAATTGCGGATCTTATTAACTGTGCCGTCAATCTCTAAAACAGGAGTAGCAACGCCAGATCCAGTAGTAACGATAGAGCCAGTTACGCCAAGGCCAGCTACAAGATTAGAGTAGGAGATTCGATAGTTAGTGTTATTAACAAAGTAGTCCATGAAGGAATTTGCAAGCACTGTATCCTGTGCTACAAAATCCGACTTCTTGCGTCCATCCGCTCTTTTAACCATTGGTATTTACCTCCAAGGCTATAGCGCCAGTGGTTTCTGCAAGTATTGATGCCTCTTGGTCTGGATAGAAATGACCATTCAATCCAAAGTCGTTATCTTCGTTACCAGAGCCTATAGGAAGCGTACAAGGATACTTAGATTTGCCCATGCTTTGACCAAGCATACGCATTGTGTTGAAACCATCACGAGCTGCTTTTGCTAAGCCTGCTGAGACAACTCCGTTGTAATCTGGTGCGACTTCAATCGCCATGTTAGCGATAAGT